GTTTGACAACACAAACGAACTTGCCGCAATTCCAGACAAGGTGTTGTCGTCAGCGCTGATAGTTTTGTTGGTAAGCGTCTGTGTCCCGTTCAGGGTTACGTCACCAACACTTACAGCAGAACTCGTCCAAGTCGTACCGTTTGATGTAAGCACATTACCACTTGTACCGGGCGCTACCACCTGAACAGCACTTGTGCCATTACCCAAGATGACGTTATTAGCTGTCAGAGATGTTGCACCTGTACCGCCGCGACCAACAGGTAATGTACCAGTAGTGCCTTCATCAATAGGTAAGCCTGTAGCGTTTGTTAATGTGGCAGAAGTAGGTGTACCGAGAATAGGTGTAACCAGTGTTGGGCTAGTGGACATAACCACGTTGCCTGTACCAGTGATGGCATTGCTCACCAACCCTTTAGACGCATCAGTGAACACAGCACGACTAGCTGTCAACGAAGACAACACGGGCTGTGCTGTAAATGTAGCAACACCTGTGACATCCAATGTGCCACCAATAACAGCGTTACCTGCTAAGTTCAAGTTTTTAAACTTCAATGAACCAGAACCAAGATCAACAGTGTTAGTTGTCTTTGGTGTTATAGAACCAGAACCAACAACAACGTCCTGTGTTGGTCCTAGTGCAAGAATAGGAGCACCCTCACCTGTAGTACCATCGTGGTTGTGACCAGTGGAACTATTGAAAGCCGCCTGCACCCCATCAAATTCATTGTCAAGGTCGGCAGCATTGATGATGTTTCCATCGGCAATGTTGTTAGTCGTATCTGTACGCACGTAGCCAGTCATATGTTTTCCTTACTTAGTTAGTTATAACGCATTAGCGTCTATCATGGGTACTAAATTCAATCGTCGCAGCATCTAGTGAGAACGGAGGGTTCTGACCTTCTGATACGAACTGAAGTGAAACACTAAATCCTGAACCGATCAGTTGTGTTTGCAATTGCTTTTTCAACCTTGCCCCATAAAGAGCAGAACCGTATACCGCACTACTGTTACCGTATACATTCACAGCACCAGACTCATTGGTTAAATTTATTGTTTCAGGTTGGACACTACCAACCGTATCAAAGTCAAGCTTCAAGTTAGCCGAAACAGTTACACCACCTTTTGGCTCCAAGTAAAGAACCATTTTGTAGAAAGTCTTGCGTACACGAGGATCATTAATATGAACAAAAGGTGTAGCAAATGAAGCTAGGATATTAGATCCATCAAAACTATTACCATTCTCCATACGGTATACAAAACCATCGACATGAGAAAACACTAATGTCTCTGTTTGATTGACATAGTCGTTGTCGCAAACATAAGCCCTGATACCAACCGTTTCGGCCCAAGCCATGTTGCTTGTATCATTACCAACAATCTGAGTACCAATGACACCCTTTGCACTTGATGTTGTCACATTACTGTTGAATCCAAAGATACGGTATTGACTCTTCTTCTTAATTACACAGCTTGCAAAAGATGAGCTAGAAGTAATTAGGTCAGTCATTTCTCTCTGAATAGGTTTTGAAACCACACCTAAGTTAAAGTCACCAACACGATCTGTAGCGCTAAGCAATCGCAGACCTTCAGGTCCGAGGAAGATTACATCACCACCAATTTCTTCAACAGTGTCGGCAGCAACACATCCTACATTGCGTGTGATAGGTTGCAACACAAAGTCTTGTAGCGAGTTACCAACCAGTTGACTAATAGTTTTATCGGTGAAGATGATAAGACTTTCACGGAACACAATAAGTGATGTAATTAATCCACCAACATTTATAACACCAGCACCGTTAGCGGCAGAAAAGTCTGAATCCGTATATGGTGCAGTGAACACAAGGGTTTCGCCTTTAGCGAAGAACATTTGATTCTTATGATAGACAACAAATGACGCACCAATCACATCAGATATGGCAGACGACAACACATTGAAAGAGCTACCATCCCAAGTGAATGGAAAGTTGACACCATCTACACCCATCACTTTATCAACACCATTGAGTCGATACTTGGTAACTCTTAATTTATCACCACTAGATAGACTAACAGATAACCAAGTAACAGAAGCATTGTTAGCAGGACTAGATGCCAAAGCTGGATAAATACTCAGCGCGGCAGCAGTGGCTGTGACAGTCGGTATAGATAGAACAGTGTATACCTTTTCAATACCATCAATAGAAAACGTGTCACCAATCTGAGGAACACTGGTCAATCCATCCACATTCAATGTTGTTCCTGTTTGAGATCCACCATTAACCAATACAGTGCCGTATGATGGCTTATTAATCTTAGCGTATGTACTACCATTGGTTGAATATACATCGCTATTTCTATAAGCCAAAACAGTATTGTTCCAAGCAACAACACCTTTAATGAGTGTTGAACGATTAGAGAATGTAATGGCTGCTTTATCAGCAGGGCTGGTAGCCAACGAAGCTGTTAAAGTTAGTGTTGCTTGTTTGTGTGTGCTGTCATAACTAACACCACTGGTAGCGATGGTGTATGTTCCCGCTACACCAGCAATAGTGAACGTGTCTCCAGCTACAGGTGAAGTGAACAGGTTCGACACAATGAGGGTTGTGCCTGTCTGAGCACTACCTTGTACAACAGGCTCACCATACAATGGCACAAAAGAGTTTGAATACTTACCGAATCCTTCAATGCGACGATACCCACCATCCACTGATGGTTCAAAGTTCTTCAGCAGTCGTGCGCTACCGGGTAATTGAGTACCTTGTTGTAGAGGTGATAAGTTTGATACCAGTCCACCACGAAACTCAAAAGGATATGTTTGCCACTGATCAGCCATTACTTAACCCTTTCACCGAATGTAGAGAACATTCCTCGATTGATGGCGGTAGAACGCATATAGCTGACACGGTTCACCAACATAGTACGCATACGTTTGATACCTTCCTCAAACTTGTTCTTAGCTAGGTTGGCAGCTTGCTCATTGCTTCTGAACATATATGCATGATACATAGCACCATCAATGATAACGTGTCTAAAACGCTCAGGAACAGCAGGAACGTCTGTAGTGTTTATCAAATCAACAGGGACTCGATAATACTCATACACAATTTCATAAGCCTGATCAGGGGCTGGTACAACCAACCACTCCAAACTAGGTGCATGAACAATATGTTTTGGAATAGTTAACTTAGAAGTGTCTGTTGAATATTCTTGATCAACAGCCCTCTCAAGGTAGTCTTCATATTGCATGATAGTCAACTTCACCGTATCATTACCCAATGTAGTATCAGCCTTGATTCGAAACGTATCAAAGTCAAGGGTAGATGCATCAGAAGGAAAAGCATAACGAGTGGTTCCGACTGACAATACATCCTCAGTGATTACATGATTGAAGGGCCAGTCTTGACCAGCATCATAAACATCACGCAATGAAGCGTTAACAGAGTCTTTGATTTGTGAATAGAAACCAGAAGTGTTATTGAAATTAACAGAGGTAAGTTCGACCTCATTGAGTCGTCGATTTACTTCATTAACCAAATCGATATAATTGTAAGACATATTATTGTTCCTTAATTTTCAAACGTACAACACGCTCGGCTATACTATTCCTATTGTCAGTCATTGTACAGTATATCTTATACTCAGCATTATTAGTACCAAGATTTAAATTAATAGTAGCAACATCACCACTTATAGTCTGCGATACATTCTGAAGACCGTTCACTGTTGTTGCTGGAGAAAACACTGTCTTAACACCACTCTCATTATCTACCGACCATACAACTAAAGTAATTGTATTACCCGCCAGATACCTAGACCAATCAACACTATAGTCTAACAACTCATCTTTATCTTTACTGGGCCATTTGAATGACATATTTATTCCTTAGTTTATTCATCAACACTTGTTGTTCGATCATCCGAAGTTGATCGTCCTGACACATACACTGCTCTATCTACAACGGACACCATCCCTGTCCGTTCAGCGGAAACAGACTCTCGTGGAACATACACTGTTCTATTCATGGCAGGCACAACCAATACTCGTTCGCTAAAAATAGAAGATCTAGGTACATACACTGTCCTTTTTCTATTGTATAAATCCTTTACCGCTTCGTAATCGAATCGTATAGTTGTAACAGAAATAGGACCAAACGTCATAACACTTCGTTCAATAATGTACGAAGCTGCTGTAAATTTACAGGAGTATACATCTGTCACACCTGCACTCTCCGACACAGAAAGTGTAAGAATGCGAGCAGCTTGACTGGTGTCTGACATTGATGATGAACCAGCAAACGATGAGTTGTACACGCTACCTGCTGGACTGAACGACTCCACAGCCTGTGCAGTTTCCGCTGAAGCTGCGCTGAACGTACTGGCAGCTACGGCACTAGAGTCTTGGACTGCTGCGGCCTCAAGAATGGCGCGGTTAAATGCCCCCAAAGCAGTCGCCAACTCCTGCGCTGTCGTGGCCTCTGAGATGTTGGACAAGAACAACAACCCGCCAGCGGCACTGTCCGCTATGGCTGCAAGTTCAGACAGTGAAGAATTCAACACCGTACGCGCAGCAAGTTGGTCTGCGCCAGTGGTTATCTCTGAAATGGTGGCAGATAGCGTCAGTGCTGCGTTTACGAGTTCAGAAGATGTGGCCGACTCAACCACCAAAGCGAGGGATGCGCGGAACGCTTCTACAGCATCTGCAACCGTGGCTGATTCACTAAGAGTGCCAAGGCAGATGAACCCTGCTGCTTGCGCGTCTGCGGCTGTGATGGACTCCGACACACCGATATTCAGCGTGGCAAGGCTGCTCTGTGCGTCTGCTGATGTAGCTGACTCAATGATGAACACCGCAATAGGGCCACCGCCACCAGCTTCAAAGTACCAGCCCAACGACCCGTTGTTGGTGGAGTTGGCCCCTGCGTACCAAGTGGTATCAAGACTGTATGCTCTTACGCCAGTAATGGTCAAGTAGTCTGTTGTCGGCGCTGTGGCCTGACCCGATCCTGTGAACACCAGCGTAGCCGGAGAGGATGCAGAAGTTCCCTGAACCGTCAGCACCCGACCTGCTTCACCAGAGGCTGTGAAGCTACCCACAGTCTGCGTTGTCGTACCCATTGCAATAGTGGTTGCCCCTGTTGCGCTGTAGCTGTTGGTGATGTTGGCAAAGGTGTTGTTGCCTGTGATGGTTAGCGTACCTGCACCGCCTTGGTTGAGGGTGATGCCTGAGTAAGAGATACCACCGCCTACAAAGTTTTTGGCTGATGCGTTGGTTAAGCTAATGACGCCTGTGCCTGTAACTGTGAGGTTGGTCGATGTTCCCACGTTCCACGCATTTGTAGAGTTTCCGGCCAACGTCCAAGTACCCGACCCAATAGCGATAGTTCTAACATTAGTGTTTGAAGAAACTACCCCGCCACCGCTTCCACTTAAAGTAATGTTATAGCTATTAGCGTTTAGTGTGCCCGATGTAACAGTAAGTGGGTTCGCATTGGAGGAGGTAAAAGCATCTTGCAAAGCCACCGACCCGCCGGGAGAATCAACTGTTACGCGTTGTGTAAACGTAACCCCAGCACTCGTAATCGTCTGACTGCCACGACCTGCAAACGTCAGCGTACCCGTGCCCGTCAGCGTAGTGCCAGTACCGTTGATCCAGTTGCCGTAGATTGCTGGTGTAGTCGTACCCGTTGCCAGCGTCATTGTGTTGCTGACAAGACCGCTCATGTTAATAGTGCCAAGGTTGAACCCAGCGTTGACAGTTGCGGTTGCTCCTGTTGTTACATTGGCGTCATTAAAAATTGCCGTGTCTTGAGCAAGGGGGAAATAAATTGTGTTGGTAGAGCCTCCAGATATATCTGACCAGTTGGCTGCCCCGAATGTTCCAGTACCACCTCTCCAATACACCGTCTTAGCCGCATCAAACGTAATGCCGCTGTTGCCTTTGCAGTCACCCAAGCGAGTACCACTTACAGGAGCAGCAGCACCAGCAATGGTGATGTCTCGGAAGTCGATGTCGGTCAGTGAAGCAACAGCAGCGCAGGTCAGTGTGCGTGTTGTGCCAATGGTGTTTGACTGCAAGAACGTCCGCATAGTTGCGTTGGTTCCAGCAGAGAGCGTCAGAGTGCCGTTGACGGTTTGGTTGGCTGTGACGCTAACGTTTTTCAGGCCAGCAGAGGTTATGCCGGTGACCGACAGGTCGTTGAAGGTGTTGGTTCCGTTGAGCGTTACCGTTCCTGCGGATGTACTGGTGAAAGCAACGTTGTAGAAGGTCTTGCCGTTGCCGGAGAAGGTTGGATTTGTACCAGACAAGTTAATCTGTGAAGTTCCGGAATTTAAAGATAGTGCCGCACGTACGGTTTCCGTTGCGCCAAAATTGATTGGGGTAGTGTCGCCTAAGCTAATAGCTGAAGAGCCTAGCGATAAAGACACGCCATTGCTAAGAGAAGAAACAAAGCCTCCTGCGGTAACTGCGTAACTACCAGTACCAAAAACGCCGTTAGCAAGCGTAATTGGAAGTGTTGACGTGGTTGAGAAAGCACTACCTAACGCCCACTCACAACCTACTCCGTTCACCGTAATTGCAGAAGCAAGCACCACGCCGTTTGTCGTCAACGTCCTGCCCGTGCTGGAGCCGGACAGCGTAATGCCACCCGTGTACGTCCGAGTCAACCCTGTCGCAGGCAGCGTCACATCTCCGTGAATACCATCAATCGCTGTTGAGCCAGCTAACGTCAGGTTGCCAAGGAGAGGGCCAGCGATGGTCAGTGCCTTTGTTCTGATGCCGCCTGTGACAGCGTTCACTGTGGCTGTGTAGGCCGTAGCGTTGGACAGTGCGTCAAACACCACATCGTCATGGCTCCTTGGAACAGAGGCTCCAGAGCCGCCACCAGAGCCGGTAGACCACCGAGCCGTGTCAGACCAGTTGCCTGTGCCGCCTACCCAATAGCGTGTGCTGTCAGCGGGTTTGGCTGTGCGGTATACAGGCGCTGCTGCTGTGCCTGTGCTGTTGGCTCCTGCGTAGAACTCGCCGGGGCTTGTGGCTGCAAAGCCAATGCTACCCATTGCAAGGTAATCAATGCCTGATGTACAGGCTCCAGCAAGGATGTGGCCTGTGCCTGTGCCGGTCAGCGTGACCACGTTACCTGCTGTGCCTGATACCGTCCAAGCGCCAAAGGTCTGTGCGGTTGTGCCAAGGGCAATGGTGTGGGCTACAGTCTTGGTAGAGGCAAGTTCTGTGAACTGGTTGTTGCCACTGATGGTCAGAGTTGATGTGCCTGTTGCGCCGCCGATGGTCAGCTTGTTGTAGGACCGACCACCACCGTCAAAAGTTCTTGCTGTGGTAGAAGTATCAGAAAGGACAATGTTGGCTGTGCCTTTGTAAAACACAGGTACGGAACTAGCTAAATTCCAAACAGTAGCTGTTCCGGAAAGAGTCCACGTACCAGACCCCATTTTTAAAGCTACTGGCGCAACTGCACTTGCTGCTGAAAAATTGCTTGTAAGTGTTACGTTGTAGGTGATTGCGTCAAATGTTCCGCTATTCAAATTTAGACTAAATGATGTAAAGGCGTCAGCAAGTTGCACAGTTCCTGTAACGCACTCAACGGTGATGGAGCCTAAAAAAGCTTTCCCTGCGCTCGTAATTGTTGTCGTTCCTCTGCCCGCAAATATTTGCCCATTACCACCAGACAGAGTTACGGCAGAGCTTAATGTTATGTTTCCGTAAATAGTAAAGGTGCTGTCTAATGCAAACGCAACGGCTGTTGTCCTTGCTGAAAAATCTATAGTTCCGACATTGATAGTGGAAGCGTTTATTCGAGTTACTGCGCCAGCATCGTTAATTACCGCCGTATCTTGAGGCAGTGGGAAGTTGTTGATGTCAGGTGTTCCACCAGACCCCGGCGCCCAAGCAGTAGCCGTCCAGCTATTTGTCCCTGCCAAGTTCCAGTACACCGTCTTGGCCGCAGGGAACGTGATGCCTGTATTGCCACCGCAGTCACCAGCACGGGTAGGCGATGAGCCAGCAGCAGTGCCAGCTATTGTGATGTCCCGGAAGTCGCAGTCAGTGGCGGATAGGCTGTTGACGGTTAATGTGCGGGTAGTGCCAATGGTGTCAGAACGAACAAAGATACGGCGTACTGCTGTGGCTCCAGCGACTGTGAGAGTTCCTGTGATGGTTTGGTTGGCAGCGAAGGATACTTGACGCAGGCCAGCAGATGCAGGGGCCGTAATCGACAGGCTGTTGAAGGTGTTGGACTGGTTTATGGTGTGTGTGGAACTGCTTGTACTGGAAAAAGACACATTGTAAAATGTTTGCGCGCCTCCATTAACAGTGGTAGCAGAAGATGAAAAAGTTATTGACGATGTGCCAGAATTAAAAGTAAGGTTGGTAGATGCGGTAAAAGTTACTTCACCGCTTAACGTAACCGTACTTGATCCAAGATTAATAGTTCTGACGTTGCTGTTGTTGGATGTGAAATTGCCAGCAGTGACGTTGTAGTTCTTGGTGTCAAACGTGCCGTTGGTGACGGTGAGGGTGGTTCCCCCAATATTCAACGCATCAACAAGCTCGACTGTGCCGCCATAAGAATCAATATTAAAACCACCAGAACCTGCGGGTGACCTTCCATTTGATGTGATTCTTTGCGTATTTCTCCCAGAAAACACAGCAGCGCTATTCATGCCGATGTTTGTACCAGTGGCTGTTCCAAACAACAAATCACCGTAAAACGTGGGTCCAGATGCGCCTGTTGAAATAGTCCCCATTGTGATGGAGCGGCCTGACAAATCAAGCGTCCCGGTATAAAGAATTGCCGAGTCCCACGTAATTGTTGCGCCTGAATTCAACCCTGTGTTGACAACCGTAGCCGTGTCCTGTGCCAACGGAAAATATATATTGTTTGGAGTGCCGCCAGCAGAGTCGCTCCAGTTTGTACCAGACCAATTACCACCAGTTGCTTGGCTCCAATACACAGTCTTTGGCGTATCAAACGTAATGCCACGGCAACCACGCAAGTCACCAATGCGAGTGCCGGAGATCGGAGCAGCAGTGCCAATGACGTAGATGTCACGGAAGTCAGCATCAGTCAGGCTTGGTGCGCTGTTGATGGTAAGAGTTTGGGCAATGCCGTAGGTTTCACTACGGAACCAGACACGGCGATTACCTGCTGTGCCTGTAGTGGACAGTGTGCCGTTGATGGTTTGGGAAGCAGAAAAATTAACAACGTTAACAGAGGCCGTAGCTTGAGCCACAAAAGACAAGTTGTTAAAAACGTTTGCACCTTGAATTGTTTGCGCTGCGCTTCCGGTCCCCGTAAAATTAACATTGTTAAAAGTTCTTGATCCGCCATGAAAAACCGACCCTGAACTATTCATGACAACTGTTGAAGTTCCAGCATTAAACGTTAGTCCAGTTGAACTCGAAAAGTTAATTCCCGTGAAACCGATAGTAACTGTACTGCTACCCAGATTGATCGTGCGTGTGTTGCTGTTGCTGGACGACAGGGCTGTTGCAGTGACGTTGAAGTTGTTGGTGGTGAAGGTTCCTTGGGTAATGGTGATAGTGCCAGTGCAAGTCAACGTACCGCCAAGGCTCAGTGTTGCAGCGGAAGCGTTAATCGTTACCGAAATTACAGATACGTTGTAATCTGTTGTGACGGTAATTGAAGCAGTGTTGATGGTTACATCGTCAGCCGCGCCGGGAACAGATGCACCGCCAGCACCGCCAGATGTTGCAGACCAGTTAGCTGTGTTGGTCGAGTTCCAAGTGCCCGTACCACCGACCCAAAATCTAGCGGCCACGGTTACACCTCCTCAGTTGGAGGCACTTCTTCTACGGGAGGAGCAGTCACCACAGCAATCCAGTTGTCCACACGCTGCTGCTTCATGGCTTGGATGTCTTCATCAGTGAATGCGTGGTCATCTGGCAAGTGCAAAGCATCACGAAACAAGCCGTGGGGGGTGTCAAATTCAAAGTCGATTTTCATGTTACATCATCCAAACAAAAACACCCGCCGAAACGGGTGTCGCACTTAAATCAGAGTGACACCCTATTAAGCCGCATCAAGACTAAAAGTGTACGACACATTCAATGTGTCGCCCGACACAACCACTCGGTCACCCGGCGACTGGAAGTCCGATGCCGAGAACAGCGTACCAGATGTACCAGTATCAACGCTTGCCAAGAACGCACCAGCAACAGTGCCACCAGCGCCAGTAATGGCGAACGAAGCAGGAGAGGCTGTGTTGTCGATTACCGAAGGATCGGCTGTTGTTGCTGTGCCGAACGTGGCAGTCTTGCGGTTGCCTGTGTAGTTGGTGAACTCAGTCCATGCTTTGGATGCCAGTGTGTCACCAGCAGCGATGGTTGTGCCAGAGCCGGGTCCGGTGATCAGGCCAATATACCAAGTGGTGATCTGTGTTGCTCCGTCCAAATAGACAGCCACCATGCTTTGCAGACCAGTGTTGACGACGAGGTTATGCATCTCATCTTCCCACTTAACATTGCCGTCAGCGCCTACGCACTGAATTTTGTACACGCCGCCAGCCTTAGCCTTAGCTTCTGGCTTAGAGCCACACACAAGTCCTGAAGATACTTTATCAGTGGATTGTGCAATATTGTTGAACATGATGGTTCCTTATATTATTTAATAACAAAAGGGAGAGCCTCGTGAAAGACCCTCCCTCTTAGGTTAACCTAAAAGATTAGGCCAACTGATCACGGTCAACTTCGTCGGCAGCAATGCGGCCATCGACGTTCATCAACACAGCCCACACACGAGCAACACCAGCAGTAGGTGCAGTGGTAGCAGTGGCAATCAACAAGTCGATAGTGTCAGCAGTAGCGCCAATCACGACAGGCTGGAAAGCAGCAGCGTTCTGTGCATAAGCACCAGCGGCAGCAGCGTCAGCATCAAAACCGTCAACGAACACATCAGCGTCAACGCCAGTAACACCCAAATCGAAAGTGGTGTCGTTCGACTCACCAGTAAGGACAGTGGTGATTTCGATACCAGCATTCAAGATGACGGTGTTGGCGGGAACACGGATGCACTCGATAACGTCAGCAGCAGCCAGAGCTTCACCTTTGGCGGTGGCAGCAGTGGCGAAGTTGAGGTTGAAGTCAACCAAATAAGGCACGGAGCCAGCGGTGCGACCAGCGGTAGCGCCAGCAGCAAGAGTTGTAATGGTAGCCATTTTAAATTTCCTTTAAGAGTTTGATAGATAGTTAATAGCTTTACGAAGCAAGTCAACATCATCGTTCAGTAGACCGATGGAGTGATTACACTTAGAACAAAGAAGACCTCGGACTTTACCTGTATCGTGACAATGATCGATAAACAATTTATTACTAGTGACTCTGGAGTTGTTTACTTCTTCAGATTCACAGATAGCGCATTTGTTATCTTGGGCAGCTAACATATCGTAGTATTCTTCGGCAGTTATACCGTAGGTACGTTGAATGAAAGATTTCCATTTTCTATGCTCATTACACGGTCTGCACTTTGAACGCATGGCTACGCCGCCTTGCGCTCTATCATCACGTTCTAATGTGTACTCACTAGCAGACTTAAACACCCCGCAACTAGTACAGTGTCTACCATCTTTGTAGATGTGATCGACTGGTAGTTGCAGAGATGTTTTCATAATGCTATGTTAGCACATTAAGCCACGTTGTACTTCGCAGTAACAATACCCTCTGGCCTCAAAATTTTACGGCCATACAGGTGCATACCACGCACGATGTCAGCGAAGCTGTCGGGGTCACGATATGTCTCAGTCTTTGTCAACTGTTGAGCAGTCGCCACAGCAGAGTCATGACCAGCAACGATCACGCCAAAGTTGGTGGACTGAGCAGAAGTGCCAGAAGTACCGGGACCAGTACCGATCTTAGGTGTGTTGTTCGACACATAGATACGGAAGCCGTGCAGGTTGTTCAGGATCAGGCCGTTTTGCAGACCGGAACCACCGAAGTCACCATTCAACAGGCGGCTGTCTTCGTCCTTCAACATCTCAACGAACACGGGGTCAACGACCAACCAACGACCTTGAGTGTCAACGAACTGCTGATCCAACAGACGACCCATACGGGCAATCACGGTCAGGGGAGACACAGTGGTAGTGGAAGCGCCAGTAGCGCCGGGGAAACGTGGAGCGAGAGGGATGGAGTCACCAGCAGAACCAGCGCTAGTCAGGTTGCCGAAGTTGGGACGGCTCAGCTTCATGGTAGACAACAGTTCGTCAGAACCAGCAGAGGCAACAGCTTTAGTGCCGGGAGCAGTGGTACGGGCAGTGTCGCCAACAGCATGCTTTGCCGACTGAGCGTAACCAGCCAAGTAAGCCAGAACGTCTTGGTCGTAGTTGTCACGCAGACGATAGGCAGCGCGGTCCGATGCCATCTGCATGAAGTTCACGTGCGAGTGAGCAGCCTCGATATCATCGATTTTAAATGCGTAGTAGTTAGCCTGATCAACAACCAAGGTGAAGTCTTCGTCGTCGAGGTCTTGCGCGGTGATCTGAGTACCACGAGCGTAAGCTTGGACGCTAACCTCCGGCTCCTTGATTATTTTTACACTATCCCCCATATTAGCAATTTCACCGAAGTAATCGCTATTGGTGATGTCTTCAACGGTGGAAGCTTTACGGAATGCAAGTTGTACTTGCTTGGAATAAATAACTGGACTGAATGCGCCATTGGGCAAATTGCCGTGGCCGACTGCGGAAGGAAAAGCCATTTTTAAATCTCCTATAGATATATTGGCATATAGTTAAATACGCTAACACTACTACAGAGGCTGACTTCGCTAGGTACATTATTATTCCGAAGTGCCCAACGGAAAATAACGGGCTAACAAAACTTCAGGTGTTTCTGACAGTTTGTTGTTTTGCGTTACAGACTGACACAACAAGTGTCATCACTAAAATTACTAATGACTGGTGGCTGTTGCAAGCAGCGGCAGTGCTATAGTGTAGGTGGCATTTCACCACCATGTCGTAGTTATACTACGATATTTTTAAAGTTGTCAACTGTTATCGTGCATTACCACTCATATCGTACACAAACTTACCAGTCTGCATAGCCTTCTGAATAGCTTCCAAGTTCTTCTCATACTGCAAAGAACTCATCTTGTTCACTTGCGACTCATAGATGACACCGTCAGTATCTTGACTCAATGGTGTTGATCGGCTACCACGGGCATTGACGCTCTCTGCTGCACCAGAAGTTTCCTTCTTCGGTTTCGCTTTACCAATGTTGCGATCAACCTTATACAGATCAATGGCACGAGCAGCAGAACGAGCATCTGTATCGTTCTCATACAAAGCTTGTTGTACCCAAGCTGGTTGTTCGTCTGCCCAGTTGTGGAAGTCATCGGTGTCTCGGATGGTGTCAAAGTCTGGATGCAGCTTCAACAATTCAAGCTCAGCCTTATCTCGTGCTGTCAGTTTGTCTCGCTCATCCAAGGCTTTGAAGCGCTCAT